ACGACGGACTTAGTTACGACGTGTCTGATCTTAGATCTGTTATTCTTACATTTGCTTTAAGAAGTACGCATCAAGCAACGGCGTGCGTCAAGATGGTACAGACAATGAAGTTTGTCGGTAAGAACAACATGCCAGAATCTAATCTTCCAGATAAGCCACTGATCTTCTTTGACGTCGAGGTTTATCCGAATCTCTTCATCGTATGTTGGAAGTATCAAGATTCTGATACTGTTGTTCGAATGATCAACCCGACGGCTGAAGATATTGCTCCGCTCTTCAACCAAAGACTTATCGGCTTCAACAATAGACGTTACGACAATCACATTCTATATGCTCGATACATGGGGTATTCTCTTGAAGAACTATTTGACCTTTCTCAGCGCCTTATTAATAATGGATCTAGCAATCCAAGCGGTCTTTTCGGAGAAGCCTACAACATCTCCTACGCCGACATTTTTGATTTTAGTTCTAAGAAGCAAGGACTGAAGAAGTTCCAGATTGAACTAGGTATCCATCACCTCGAGTTGGATTTGCCGTGGGACGAACCAGTACCAGAAGGCGTGTGGTCCAAGGTAGAAGATTATTGCGTGAATGATGTCATTGCCACGGAGGCAGTCTTCAATTCTCGTAAGCAGGATTTCGTAGCTCGTGAGATCTTGGCTGAGTTGTCCGGACTCTCAGTAAATCACACGACACAGCAACATACTGCAAAGATCCTGTTTGGCGACGATAAGAATCCCCAAAAGAAATTCGTTTATACTGACCTGAGCGAGCGATTTCCAGGTTATAAGTTTGATGGGAAGGAAAGCACTTATTGTGACGAAGTCACCGGTGAGGGTGGTTACGTCTATGCCGAACCAGGCGTTTATGAGAACGTCGCGCTTCTGGACGTGGCGTCTATGCATCCGACGAGTATCGAGCAACTTAATCTGTTTGGACCCTACACAGCAAACTTCAGTGCCCTCAAAGAGGCACGGATGGCGATCAAGCATAAAGATTACGACAAAGCCCGTGGTCTTCTTGGAGGTCGACTCGCTAAGTTTCTGGAGCATGCTGAGAGTGACGATGAAGGTGTTGAAGCACTCGCGTATGCTCTCAAGATCGTTATTAATATTGTCTACGGACTTACATCAGCTCGCTTCGAAAATCAATTCAGAGACAACCGAAACAAAGACAACATCGTAGCCAAGCGTGGTGCGTTGTTCATGATCGACTTGAAGCATGCAGTTCAAGATCGAGGATACCAGGTTGTCCATATCAAGACAGATTCAATCAAGGTAGTCATTCCTCCTGACTCGCCTAAAGGAGGTCAAGAAGTCATTGATTTCATTACAGATTTTGGAAAGGGATATGGATACGATTTCGAGTACGAAGGAACCTACGACAAGTTCGCTCTCCTCAACGATGCGGTATATGTTGCTCGTAGCGGTGGGAAGTGGACTGCTGTTGGGGCTCAGTTCCAAAACCCGTACGTCTTCAAGCAACTCTTTTCGCACGAAGACATCGAATTTGATGACCTCTGTGAAGTCAAAAATGTCACGCAAGGCTCCATGTATCTCGGAGGAGGAGACGATGCTAATAGCCTTGACATGTCCGAGATGCGGCATGTCGGGAGAACTGGAAGTTTCATGCCAGTTAGATACGACGGTAAACATCTATGGCGTATCAAGGATGGAAGACGCTACCACGTTTCTGGCACCAAGGGATATGAGTGGATTGAACGGGACTTGGCAAAACACCGGGATGAACTAGGTGAGCTGTTCACGGATATGGATTATTTCGAGAAGTTGAAGAACGACGCCATCAAATCCATTGAGCGTTTCATCCCCTTTGAGGAGTTTGTAGCATGAAGCAGCTTGTCTCCATAGACATGATCAGCGGAGTTAATGAGGAAGGAAAAGGGTTTGTAACTGTTTCTTGTGTGTCGGACAAAGGTGATATCCTTATTGGACAGCTTCCCCCAAAAGAAGTAAGAGAACTCGGCCAGACATGCTTCGAAGCGGGTGAAGCAGCTGAAGTCGATGCCATCATCTTCAATCTATTGAAGACCAAATTCAATCTCCCAGATAATGCTATTGCCGCTTTCATCATAGATATTAGAAACGCTCGAGAGGAGTAGTCGTGTCTGAACTGGCCAAGACATTCATGGTGGAAGATGCTCGTATTATCTTCCGTAATTTCGCAGGGAAGGAGGGGCAGTACAACCGTGAGGGAGATCGCAACTTCGCAGTGGTTCTCCCGGATGATGTCGCTCATCAGATGCTCGCTGATGGGTGGAATGTTCGATATCTAGACGCTCGAGAAGAAGGCGACGATCCCACAGCCTATATCTCAGTCGCAGTCAATTTCAGTAATCGACCCCCGAGGGTTATTCTCCTCACGTCTACAACTCGTACACAGCTCGATGAGAATTCAGTCGCAGTCCTTGATTGGTCGGACATCAAGACCGCAGATCTTATTGCTCGAGGCTATGAATGGAGCGTCAACGGTAAGACTGGGATCAAGGCTTATCTACAATCACTCTTCGTCACCATTGAGGAAGATGCTCTAGAGCGGAAGTATGCTATTCACGACATTCCGCCTGATAATTTCAATGAATAATCTTTGTAATCTTTCGCCGCCACAACAAAGATTGGAAACTAAATGCAATTCACAACATTCGTTCGCAAGCCGTTCGTCGTTGATGCAGTAGAGGTCACAACGGAGAACATTGCCGAAGTGGCTAAGTACGTTGGTGACTTGAGAGAGAAGGAGGACGGGACTCCTTATATTCTCGTGGATCGCCGCCTGGTTCCGAACGTGTTCCGGGTGTATCCAGGGTTCTTCATGACGAAGATGGGGGAGAACGTTCGCTGCTATTCGAGGAAGATCTTCAAGGAGCAGTTCATGGTGCAGACTGATGAGATCAAGCCTTGGGTGGACTTCATGGCGAAGAGTGGGGATTCGCAATAAAAACAACGATTATAATGAAGGAGAGTGAGTGCACGCACTTTCCTTTTTCTTTCTCTAATTAAGGACTAATAATGAATAATATGAATGTGGTTTTGGTCAAGATTGAGGATGATCGAGTCGTTGTTCTCAATGGAGAAAAGTACTTGGTTGTTGACAAGATTGCTTTAGAAGAGATTAATGAACTTGTTCCGACAAGAGTCTATACTCGAACCGAAGCTTTGCAGTCTGCAATTTTAGAAATCCTTAAAGCGCATCCGAATATTGCAAGTTCTGAGATTCGCAAACATCTTAACGAGAAATACGAGTTTCCAGAGTTCACTGGTAACACCATGCGCGGCTTGCTAGGTCGGATGAAAGATAAGGGATTGATTCGAGTTCATGGTAATAGGAATACCGCGACTTGGTCAATCATGCGTCGTCTGAGCGACGATAAATAGGCTTTAGGCTCAGAGCGTTGGTGTGCTAAGAATCGTCGGAGACGCTTGCCCGCCTCTTTGATGAAGTCTTACTGTCTGCAGTACCCCCGCCAGTACGTCAGACCACACCATGTAGACTGTGAGGGTCACACAGCAGTCTTGAGGATCGATCCCCTCAAGTCGTTAAACAAAAAACCGCATTCGTGATCGGCGATGGGGAAATAAACCCACGTCGGATCGGAGACTTTTGTGTCTATCTTGTCTAGACATTGTCAAGGGTTCCTGGTGCACAAGACAGGAACCGCGAATGGACGCGGGGGGTAGGTGTACCGAGAGTTGCCTATCCCCTGCACTTTCTTTGATGGGGGCTAGCCGTTTTTCATCCAGCTGTCAGTTGTATGAGGCTAAGTCTTAAACGACAAAAATGCGCCCATCATCTTCTCAACAAAGGAGAAACCAATGGAACAGATCAACGTCAACACGCTTGCTAATTGTGTGACTGCGGTGTGCGCTGTGATCATTGCTATCAAGATTTTCTAATGGAGGAATGCTTTGGACGAAAACGAGACGTACACAGATCTCGCGGCCGTAATCGATTTTGCAGGGTTCAGCTTCGACAAGAACAACTATCGAGAAGAAGAGCTCAAGATTTTGCAACCGCGTTTGAAGGCTCGAGGCTACACAAGGATCAAGTGGATGCCAGGAGAAAGCGATTCGTTCGGTCCTTTGTCGAGGTTGTGCGAGTGCATGAGCCCTGATGGAAACATGGTGACATTCATCTATGGATAGACGTCCTGATCAACTTGACAAGATGGTGTACACCGAGACCCATCAAATCCGTAACATGTACTACGAGGCATGCAAGCGTATTGGTTTGAAGCCCCGTGAGCTCACACCAGTGACGCTGATGCAAAGAAGTACTGCCGAGCTGTAATGGTTAATGGGTACAGCTTCGGAGAAGAGTACATCAACGTTTACCCATGTGCATGCACTGAAACGTTATGTCTTAATCCAGGTTGTATCTTGCCTTGCTGTATCGCCCATGGGTGGGAACCAGAAATTGACGAAGAGGAGGACGATGTCTAGTCGAAAGGAAGCGTGGTTTAGCTGAGGGGAGGACGCTCCGACCTTGGGACCCTGCGCGGATACCAGCACCTGGGCATGTGTTTAAAAGGCCCCCCTCGACGAAAGGACACTAGTGAAAGCTGTAGTGATCACAAAAGCAAATCAACACATGTTGATGGTTCGTTACAATAGTTCGGATTTTGAAGAGTTTCCACCTGGATACATTCTTCTTACCTGGTTTGGAGACAACGGAGATTTTAAATATCGTGGTGTTTTGACTGAGGCAAATTTCAATGCCAAATACATTAAAGGTGAAGCACTCGAAAATGGTTTTTTCGCAGTAAGGAAAATTAATGCCCGTTAATGAAGAGAAGTACATCGTTTTCAAGCGTGAGACGTTGATTCAATTGTTCGGTGAGCTAGCGTTGCCTCGAGGCGATGTTGATTGCGCTCCTGTAGCTGAGCACATTCTCGAGCGTATCGCTGAGGAACAGTTACCAGATGCTGTAGTTATTCGTAGACAAGACAGTTTTGCAAGTCCATGCTTGCTTACGTACGCAGCAATGATCTCAATGGTTGCTGAACACCATCCTGAGCGAAAAGTAGCTGAAGAACTGCTCGCTATTGCTGATTATTTCCATCACCAAGGTGTTTTGGCAGGAGAAGAAGGCTACAAACTCCCCACTTTGTAGTTGTCGTTCGCAGGATTTACAACGCTTATAATGGAAGAAAATCTACAAAGGAGTTATGAAAATGAACGACACAACTATGGAAGCAATCACTGCTGAAGTGGAGAGGGTTTTGGCTGAGAGAGACAAGATTTCGAAGGGTACCGTTATGGGAACCTTGGGGACCGCGTTGACCGCTGCCGGAACTTACATCCTCATCAGGAAGTGGGTTGACCGCCGTGTTGCGCGTCAGATTCGAAAGAACCGTTGAGTTATTTCGGAAAGGGAATTAATGGAAACATTGATTCTCCTTTTTTCATTTAATATATAAGGAGGTGATATGGATATTGATTTAATGGAGCATCAGAGCGATGCCGTTGATCTTCTAGACAGCGGAAAGATCTTGTATGGGGGAGTAGGCGTAGGGAAGTCTGCAACCGCTTTGGCGTACTACATGAAGAAAGAAAAGGACTTAGATATTTATGTCATCACTACAGCAAAGAAACGTGACTCTCTCGACTGGACCGGTGAGGCCGCCAGATTTGGAATTGGCACTGAACGTAATGCAACGTTGGCTGGAATCATTAGTGTGGACTCCTGGAACAACATTGATAAGTATTGTAATGTCAGTGGAGCATTCTTCATTTTCGACGAGCAGCGTCTCGTGGGAAGTGGTGCTTGGGTACGATCCTTCCTTCGGATTGCTAAACGAAATAGATGGATCCTCCTCAGTGCAACACCCGGAGATACTTGGCTAGATTATGCCCCCGTCTTCATTGCAAACGGATGGTACAAGAACATCACTGAGTTCAAGCGTGAGCATGTGGTCTATGCTCCGTACGTAAAATTCCCAATGGTTGATCGTTACTTGGGGATCGCTAAGCTCGAGCGATTGCGCAATGAACTCCTTGTGGAGATGCCGTACAAGTCACATACAGAACGGATCTTGAATTACTTGACTGTTGGGTATGATACCGAGCTGTGGGATATGGCTGTCAAACGGCGTTGGCACCCTTACGAGAATAGACCCATTAAGGATGTTGCTGAGCTGTTTCGTGTCATGCGGAGAATTGTCAATACGGATCCGTCTCGTATGGAGATGGTGCGGATGCTGATGAACACTCACCCGAAATTGATCATCTTCTACACGTTTAATTACGAGTTGGAGATTCTTAGGGACCTTGCGAATGAGACCGAACTTGCGGAATGGAATGGTCATAAGAAGCAAAATGTCCCCAAAACTAATCGTTGGGTTTACCTTGTTCAGTATAATTCTGGGTCTGAAGGGTGGAATTGTACAGAAACTGACGCTATGATTCTATATAGTTTAAGCTATTCTTATAAGAATCATATACAAGCTCAGGGTAGGATTGACCGTATTGATACGGCATTTACCAATCTTTACTACTATATCTTAGAAAGTCAGTCCCCGATCGACAAAGCCGTTAAAAATGCTTTGCGTACGAAAAAATCGTTTAATGAGCGTGAGGCCATCAAAAAGTGGTCAAAATCGGCGAATAATTTCGACGTGCCGGTATGAATGACGAGCCTTTGCATGAATATCTAGCAGGAAAAACGTACCTATAAGGCATCTTGGCATTTATTTCTTTAAGAAGTTATAAGAGTATAAGGATTGTATATAACATATAATAAGTGAAGATTATTTAAGACTTTTTCAGATATATCTTTTTCGCCGAAATGCCGGAAAGTGCCGAAAGGAAGAACTATGGACACAATTGTTGAATACGGAAGAACTATCGAAGGTTTTCCTAATTATGAGATTACTAATCGTGGTAGAGTTTTCAATATCAAGACTGGTAGAGAGATGGTCTTGTCCCCAACTTTAGCTGGTGATCTAACAGTTGGACTTACAAAGAATGGATATCAGCATCGATTCTCGGTGAAGTGTTTGGTAGCCAGAGTATTTGTTGTTGGAGAGACTGAAATCTTTAACACGCCGATTCTGTTGGATAACGACAAGCATAATCTTAGCTCTGATAATATTGTTTGGAGACCTCGTTGGTTTGCTTGGAGATATACCAGACAGTTTGCAGAACCTCACAACTGGTATTTCTTTGGTCCATTGATTGATAGAGTTAGTATGACACAGTACGCCAATTATCAAGAAGCCGTGATGCGTAATGGACTTCTTTATGCGGACATTTTTGAATCCATTTACAATGACAAGTTGACATTTCCAACACATCAAAAATTTGCGTATATCCAATAATATACATACCGACCTACTAAACAACGATTATAATGAAGGAGAGTAAGTATCTCCTATCGTTTTGGAGGTACTTATGAATGAGAGTGCATACCAAAGAAAACTTATTAAGAAAATTCGTGACCTTCTACCAGGGTGTATGATCCTTAAGAATGATCCGAGTTATATGCAGGGAGTTCCGGACATTATCATTTTGTTCGAAACGCAGTGGGCAATGCTTGAAATTAAGCGCGCTGTTGATGCGAACACGCAAGCAAACCAAGAGTATTACATTACCCTTCTTGATGAAATGTCATATGCGTCATTCATTTATCCAGAAATTGAAGAGGCGGTATTAGATGATCTTCAACGCTCATTCGGAGTTATCGGGTCGTCACGCGTTTCTTAGTCCTAGCAGCTATCATTGGCTTAATTATTCTGATCAAAAGTTAGAAGCTCGTTTCATATCTGCCATGGCTGCTAAGCGAGGTACTGATTTACATAATCTTGCGCATGAAGCTATTCGTCTAGGCGTTAAACTATCTAGAACAAATAAGTCATTATCAACATATGTTAATGATGCAATTGGTTATAAAATGTTGTGCGAACAACCGCTATATTATTCTGATAATTGTTTTGGCACAGCGGATACGATTTGTTTCCGAAGGAACAAGCTAAGAATTCATGATTTGAAAACTGGTATTATTCATACATCTGAACACCAGCTAGAAGTCTACGCATCTCTGTTTTGTTTGGAATATTCTATCGATCCATTTGAAATTGAGATCGAACTGCGTATTTACCAAAGAGATGACATTAGAATTTTTGAGCCATACGGTGATACAATTGCTAGTATAATGTCCAGAATTATTGATTTCGATCAACAACTGGAAGAAATGAAAGCTTCGGATCGATACTAAGGAGGTGATTTGTGTTCATTGACGAAGATGATTATCTAGCCCATTATGGAATTCTCCGTCGTTCTGGTCGATATCCATGGGGTTCCGGTCAAAATGAAAATCAACGAAACAAGATCTTCCTTCAGACTGTTTCGGATTTGAGAAAGCAAGGCCTAACGGAAGTCGAAATTGCTAGAGGATTTGATTGCTCCACTACCGATCTTAGAGCAGCAAAGTCTGAAGCTAAAAATCAACAAAAGCAAGCTGATATTGCAATGGCTCAGCGGTTGAAGGAAAAAGGATATTCAACCAACGCCATTGCTAACAGAATGGGAATTCCAGAATCATCTGCTAGAAATCTCTTAAAGCCAGGCGAAGCAGATAAAAATGATGTTCTTATTTCAACAACCGCCATGCTTAAGGCTCAAGTTGATGAAAAAGGCTTTGTAGATGTTGGTAAGGGCGTAGAGAACTATATTGGTGTCACTTCTACAAGACTTGATACCGCGATATCTATGGTTCGTGGCCAAGGATATGAACTTCACTATGTTACGGTTAAGCAACTTGGTACAGGTCATGAAACTAAGATGAAGGTGTTAGGTCCTCCTGGATCTACTCAAAAAGATGTTTGGCAACATCCAGAAAAGATTCAACAGATTACTAATTATTCTGATGATGGTGGTCGATCTTATACTAAGACCCAAACTCCTATTTCAATCAGCCCAAAGCGGGTTGGTATTGTTTACGCCGATCAAGGTGGTTCGAAAGCAGATGGAGTAGTTTATGTTCGGCCAGGAGTTGACGATATTGCTCTTGGCGGGTCAAAGTACGCCCAAGTTCGTATTCAGGTTGGAGATGGCCATTATATTAAGGGAATGGCTATGTACAAGGATGATTTACCAGATGGTGTAGACCTTATGTTTAATACGTCTAAAAGAGATACTGGTAACAAACTCGATGCAATGAAGCCACTTACTGATGATCCAGATCTTCCGTTTGGTTCTATCGTTCGTCAAATTGTAGATAAGCCTGGATCTCCAAACGCCAAAGTAACTTCTGTTATGAATATTGTTAATGAAGAAGGAAACTGGGCTGATTGGTCTCGTACTTTGTCTTCTCAGATGTTGTCTAAGCAAAGCCCGCATCTCGCTAAGACACAGTTAGATATGACTTATGAACGTCGTCTAAATGATTATGAAAATATCAGCAATCTTACAAACCCAACAGTTCGTAAGAAGTTGCTTATGGATTTTGCTGGTAGTACTGATTCGGCAGCCGTTCATCTAAAGGCTGCAGCAATGCCAGGTCAAGCAGTAAGAGTTATTCTTCCAGTATCTTCGATTCAACCAAATCAAGTTTATGCCCCCACTTTTAGAAATGGCGACACTGTTGTATTGATTCGTCACCCACATGGTGGGACATTTGAGATTCCAAGATTAACGGTTAACAATAATCATGCTGAATCTAAGAAGCTTCTTGGGGATGCAAGAGATGCAATTGGTATTCATCACGAAACAGCTAAGAGATTGTCGGGTGCTGATTTCGATGGAGATACAGTTCTTGTAATTCCAGATTCCGCACGTAGGATTAAAGATTCGCCTGCTCTAAAAGCGCTTAATGATTTCGATCCTAGAGCATCGTACCCAGCATATGAGGGTATGAAGCCTATGCGTAATACGCAAACAGAGATGGGGAAGATCTCTAATCTTATTACGGACATGACTATTCAAGGCGCCAGTCATGATGAAGTTGCCCGTGCTGTTAAGCATTCCATGGTTGTTATTGATGCGGAAAAACATAATCTTAATTATAAACTGTCTTATAATGATAACAACATTAGACAACTTAAAGAGAAGTATCAAAGACAACCCAGTGGTTCAACAGGTGCCGCCACCCTTATCTCAAGGGCTAAGTCTGAGATACGGGTACCTGAAAGAAAAGAACGCAGCCAAGGTAAAGGTGGCCCTATTGATAAGGCTACTGGTGAACGCGTCTTTGAAGAAACAGGTAGGGTACATTGGAAGTCTGGTATGCCCATCACTACCACCACCACTAGGTTGGGTGAGGCTAAGGATGCGCATACTCTATCATCAGGTACCCCTATTGAACGGTACTATGCAGATCATTCTAATCAACTCAAGTCTTTAGCTAATACGGCTAGGCTTCAAGCAATTAATACCCCCCCTTCAAAGTATCTGCCCTCTGCTAAGAAGGTGTATGCTAATGAAGTAGCCTCCCTCAATTCTAAATTGACCGTGGCTAAAAGTAATGCCCCTCTTGAACGACAGGCCCAGTTAATAGCCAACAGTATTGTTAAGACTAAGAAGAGTTACAATCCTAACATGGATAAGGATACGCATAAGAAGGTTGAATACCAGGCCCTTCAAGAAGCCCGTGCACGTACGGGTGCAGATAAACAACAGATCCGCCTCACTAATCAAGAATGGGACGCCATACAGGCGGGAGCTATCAGTGATTCTAAACTCTCCGAGATCTTAACACATGCAGACATGGATGTAGTACGTAAGCTTGCAACACCTAAGACTGAGATACTAATGACAAGTAACATGACTAATAGAGCCAACGCTATGTTTGCATCTGGCTATACTAGATCAGAGGTAGCACAAGCACTTGGTGTATCAGTTAGTACATTGGATGTTGCAACAGTAGCAACAACAACTGAATGATTAGGAAAGGATGAATGACTAATGAAGAAGTCTATGCTTACTACTGTTGACAATCCTCATTCACCCTTTGACGAATTCTTAGCTTGGTACGCCCATGATGTTTCAAGTGGCCACCATACTTGTGCGTTCCTTGCAAGAATACTGAATGATTCAGATCAATTGTCAGATTCTGATCAAGATTTAGCTGTCAACCAAGCCATCGACGAGATAGTAAGTGAGAACGTTTCTGGAATTTATAGAAAAGTTACACAAGAAGTTCCAGATTAATTTATAAAAAAATATTTTTTAATTTAATATTTTATTCAACAATCTTGAGAGGTCAAAGGGGGAGGGGGGGGCTTCGCATATACTACCCCCCCTATGCATCGCCCGACTCCATATTTTTTCCCCGGGGGGACTATTTGGAGAATGTTTCCGGAAAGCGAGCGAGGGAGTAAGGATGTATTAGCCCATGAAGGATCGTTCCGTAGTAGAAATTATTGTTCTTATGCTCACGTTTGTTGTGGGAATTGTGATAATTGGGTTATCTGCGGGGCTTATCTTTGTGGAAATTCGTGATCCAGAGACAGATACAACTATTCTTGCCACTACTTTAATGTCTTTGATCTCAGCTATTCTTGGTACCTTATTTGGGATGTTAATTAGTAAGGGTGACAAGATCAATGGTCGACATAAAGACAAGGAGGATGATACGTGAATCCAATACATGTGTTAGCTCCAGTCGCTGCTGTGTCGGGCATCATGGTTGTTATAGCATTGATCGCTTCTGAACCTACGGAAGTAACAACTCCTTCTACTACAAGTATTGTTGTTATCACAACTAACGTTGATGGTGAACCTGAAGTAACAGTAGTTAATGGGGATGATGGATCAGATGGAGAAACTGGCGCAACCGGAGCTAGAGGAGAAGCTGGCGAATCAATTGTAGGGCCTCCGGGTCCACCAGGTCCGCAAGGTCCACCGGGTTCTATCGGTCCCCCGGGAGAATCTATTATCGGTCCACCAGGAGAGTCAGTTATTGGACCACCAGGTCCGGCCGGTGCTGATGGACAATCAATTGTAGGACCACCGGGTCCTCAAGGCGAATCGATAGTAGGTCCTCCTGGACCTCAGGGAGAATCTGTTGTTGGTCCTCAAGGTCCAGCAGGTCCTAGAGGTCCAGCAGGATTAGAATGCCCATCTGGATTCTCTGCTCAATCATTTAGCGTTAAGCGACAGGGTAATGATGATGTGCAGGTCTTTGCTTGTGTTGCTGGATGAATTAAGGAGAATTCATGACCCCTGGCAAGTTTGATTTGAACATGTATCGTGGCGATACATACAGTTGGCGTTTTATTCTATGGATTGATGAAGAAAAGACAGATCCAGTTATTTTAACAGGGGCTGTTGTTGAAGCGGAGATCCGAGATAAGCCTGGTGGTATGGCAATTATTGAGTTGCCTTGCACAATCGTTCCACCAAATATTATTGATGTGACTATGACACCTCAAAATTATGTTGGATGTCCTGCTAAAGGTGTGTGGGATATGCAAATTATCTACCCAAACGGCATTGTCAATACTCCTATTGGCGGATCAATTAGCATAACACCAGATGTAACTGGGTCAACTGGAATGGTTTTAGATGCCTCAAGGAAGTGGGCCCCATGAGTGATATTCCTTCTGTTATTGTCGTTGAACATGGCGATACTTCAGTTGATGTAAGTGTTATTGGTACTAATTTTGAAGTAATTGAAATTGGTAATTTGAGTGGTCCGCCAGGGCCTCCGGGTCCGGCTTCAACGGTTCCAGGACCTCCAGGTCCAGCGGGAGCAACTGGTCCAGCATCAACTGTTCCAGGCCCACAGGGCCCAGCGGGTCCAACGGGTGAAACGGGTGCAACAGGACCTCCTGGTCCGAGTCTCACCAACGGCGACAAGGGTGACATCACTGTTGCCGGTGGCGGAGCCACGCTAACTGTCGACAACGGTGCGATCACCTACGCCAAGATCCAAAACGTGACGGGCGATCGAGTTCTTGGCCGGGACGGCAATGGCGGACCTATCATTGAGCTTCAATGCTTCTCGCCTGGGCGGACGATTCTCGGATCAGGGTCATACCTCGCCGTGCGGAACGCGTTGTCGTTGGATCAGGTCAACAATACGACCGACGCCAACAAGCCGATCTCGACTGCGACGCAGACAGCACTCAACCTCCTAGCTCCGAAACTAAACCCGACGTTCCAGAATGTCGTGATAATTGATAGTGCAGCCCCAGGTATTTGGTTTGTAGATAATACCGCTGCTGTTGGCAATAAGAACTTCATGTTGACTCACAACGATGGGGTATTTCGACTTCTTGCGATGAGCGATGATGCTGCTACCACTCAGGGCGTCCCGGTGTCATTTGATCGCGTTACTGGCGTTCTCGCTTTCAATGGTACAGGCGTCACTGGTGTTCGGGTACCGACAGCGGTCAATGCTGCCGACGCTGTTACCAAGGCTCAACTTGATGCTGCGGCTGGCAGTGCAGTAGTTCCGATTGCAGTTTCGCCGATGAGCATGCAACCACCAACCTGGGTTGAGGGTATTTCAGTTACTTCTTCTGCTGGATTACCAGGAAGAGTCCTAAAGCCTGATGGTACTGCTAATAATAAAGTAGTTCGACTAGGTTGGTTCTATCTGGAACCATTTTACATGGTTGATACAGTTCAATTTCGTTCGTATTGTTTTGCTCCAGAGACAACAGATGCGAATGTGGTTGTTGACCTTGCCATTTATTCGGTTCCTAATTGGAAGCCATCTCAGACTGCCACTTTGGTTCCAAATACGAGCGTGACGGCAGCTCCAGCTGGGACTACTGGAACTAAGTATGTCAACTTTCCCTCTACGTTGACACTTACTCCTGGTGCCTATTGGCTCGGCTTCGTTTATCGGGGCAGCGCCACGGCTACGTTTAACTGGACAGTTCTTGGCGATGCGGGATCATTCTTCAACGCTTCTATCCACAATACGCAAGGTCATAATCAGCCAACATGTGTTGAAAGTACAACCAGAACTGCTGGAATCCCAGCAGGTAATCTTGCATTACCAGGATCGTTCGGCGCTGCGCTTTCAACATTCGTCACCCTTCTAAAGAAGGAGGGCACATGACGATTTATCATGATGAGATCATCGAGAATGGTGTGGTGATTTATGCCACGATCTACGATACGGATACTAGCACTGCCACGGTTGAGGAGAATGGTAGCGTAGTTGAGACTCGTCCGTTCACAGCAACAGAGCAAGAACGATTCGATGCTGTTCTTGGTGAAAAGAACGTTCATCAAATGGAACAGGAATCTGGCGAGGCAGTCGATAAGTTACTCTTGGTAGTCGAAAATCTGAATGCCATTACGGATTTAACTAACTCAGAGATCAATGCTAATCCAGCAGCCATCATCAAGGATCTTGCCAGGGAATGTAAGACTATCGCTCGACAAGCCAATAGAGAAGCTCGTCTAACATCAGGTCGTACTGAAGATACTTATACTGGAGAAGAGGAGGTCGAATGAGTAGTAAGATTATTGTTCATAAAGGTAGGACCAACATTCTCACAGTTAGCCTCGGAATTAATGTATCTGCTGACACGATTACCAGTGAAATTCGTTCTGAACCTAACCAAGATTCTCCATTGATTGCCACTTGGGTTGTTTCCTTCAAGACAACTGGTGCAGATGGTGAGCTTATTTTGCGATTGGATGATAGTGTAACCAGCCAAATCAAGGCTAATAGTGGTTACATGGATTTGAAAAGAATCACCGGGGCAGAGCCGATTGCTGTTTTTGATACGCCACTCGAGGTTAGTTTTAGAGGGACGGTGACAGTATGAGTGGCGAAATCAACGTAATTCAACGTACGCAAACCGTTATTGTTGAGCCAGCATCTTCAGCCGTATCGATTATCAATGCAGGCCCAGCCGGTCCAGGCGGGCCAGCCGGTTCCGCTAACTGGACTACAGCAAGAACCATCGAAACTGTATCGGCTGCTACGTATTCAGTGGTTGCTGCTGATGCCGGGAAACTTAAGCGTCTAACTGTAGCTTGCACGATCACTCTTCCGTCTGGAGGAATCTCTGTTGGGCAGTTTGTCGATTTTGTTTGCATCACTGGCGTTTCCAATTTTGTTCTTGGCTCTGGTGCTACTTGGGATGTTCCACCAACTCCTACTGCGGTTGCTAGAACTGTTGGATCGTTCGTAACAGCGATCAAGATGAGCGCTACTGCTTGGGCTCTGACTGGAGATCTCGCCTGATGCCGTACACACTTGGGATCGTTTCATCGCATAGGACGAAGATTGGTGCGACTTGGTTGGAGCCAATGACTGGAACAGCGTCAACTCCAGATGCGCCTGACTTAACGATCATTGATCCAGTTCGTATTGTGTTGCATTGTCGTCCCTTCGATGATGTTGGGATTGTTGAACACTTTCCATTGGCGCAATGGGAAAACAGTGGTACTCCAGTATGGTTCTTCGGTCTGCGTCTCGCTGGATTGGTTCTTGGTAAGTACGATTCGGCTGGTGTCCGAGGCGATGTCACAACGATGAATGGTGCTGAACAAGGAGCTGCTCTTCATAAGAATCAAGATGGCTGGATTGGGTTAGAGGTTGAAAGAACAGCTGTTTCTGGGGTCAGTTCAATTGATGGTGTAAGTTGGACAGCAGTTCGGAAGACAGTAGTTGCTGCTTATACGATGCGTGATGGCACTTCTAAACTTACTATTGGTACACATGGTTCTAAGAATTTTAATGGCCGCATTTATTTAGCGAAGATGGAAGCAATTAAAAGAGCTAAACTTGTCTTTCCTGGGTATGCAGGAAATTGGGCCACAATTCCAGCTGCTGGAGCAATTGGCATTCCAACAGGTGATTGCGAAATCGTTGCTCGCGTGTCTAGTCCGGTGTGGGCTAATGCCGGGACCCCACAAGGCATTGCTATTGCTAAGAATGGCTCATACTATTTTCTTGTTGGGAGTTATATATCCTTCTGGACGAATGGGGTATTTCCAGGTTCAACCGCTCATGGTTTCACGAATGGTTCAATTGGTTGGGTACGGGCAACACGTATAGCTTCGACTGGTGCGATAGCATTTTACAGTGCACCAGATAGTCCTACAGAACCAACATCTTGGACAGCTCGTGGTACGGCGACTAGTACAGCTGGACCAATGACAGTTGGTGGTACTACTATTTCATTGGGTGCGTATAATGCTGTGGCTAATCCATTCAATGGGCGCATATTACGTATTATTGTTCGTGATGGTATTGGTGGGACTGCGCTTACTGACGTTAGTGAGAATAATGCTGGGGTGATGTTAACTCCTACAACATTTGATGCTAATGTTGGTGGTACTGTAACAGTTAATACGAAGCAACCGCTTGCATTCGTTTTCCCTGGTATTGTTGGGAACTGGTTGAAGATTCCAAATGCTCAAGTAGCCGCGTTGCCAGCTGATGTTGAATTTGTTTTTAGATGTTCGATGCCCAATTGGTATGAAACAAGTGGTGTCGGGCATGGTATCGTTGGTAAGTTTATTACCGGTTCACGTATGTTTCTTATTCGACGCGTTTCCGGTAACATGCAACTTGTTTATACGCCAGCAGGTGGCGCAACACTTACGACATCCTACGCAGTTCCGCTTGGTTTTTCTCCAAATCAACTTATTTGGTTTCGTATTCGTCATGATGCTGATAATGGAGCAAGTGGTCATACACAGACATTTGAATATTCAGCAGCTGACACGCCAACAAACGTCGAGCCTACTACGTGGACGTCGATGGGCGCAGCTACTATTCGAACTCCAGCAGCAGCGTTAAGTTCGAATACGTATGATTATTTCATTGGCTCAGACGACCCATCTCGAAGTGCTTTGTGTCGTATTGATCGTGTTATTATTCGTAATGGTTTTGCAGGCACTGTTGTACTTGATGTAAACAGCACTAACCCTTCTGCCGCAGGAGTATCATCGTTTACTGCGACAACTGGTGGAGTTGTTACAGTAGTTGATACTGGTATCAAGACGCACCTTGCGCCTCTTTACGGAACAGTAACGACCCCAGATCCTGTTACTTTGCCCGGGCAAGTTACGTTTGTCGCACGAGTGCGCGGTCCATCTGGCGGTACTGGCGATGTATCAATCGCTGGGCAATGGGCTACTAGCGGCCAATACTCTTGGTTGATTCAACGACGTGTGATTGGCGGAGCGCCTATTACTTGGTTGTCAACCAATGGAACCGCAAGTGCTCAAATCATTTCAACTGGCCCTGCGATTAGTCCAAACGATGAGTGGCTTGCGTTTGCATGGGATTTTGATAATGGTGTTCAACGTAGTGTTCAAATTTTGACATCTACTGATGGAATTACTTGGACTCCATACGGAAGCCCAATTACTGGTGCTCGGTATCAACCTCTTGACAGTACTAGTGACATGCGTATTGGGGGTCATGGCGCTGGAGTCGGTTCTTCTTTCTTTGATGGGAACATCTATTCAGTTGAGGCGCGTACTGGGCTTGACCCAACAGCAGGAACACTTCTTTGGCGGTTTGATGCGGCTGAATACCCAGGTACAGGGACAGTGTTTACAGATCCTCGTGGTCGTGTATGGACGCTTACCGCAGCTGCTGCTATCGCGCAAGGCCATACGCATGTTGTGCAAAACGACCCACTGGTTCCCACGGTGAACATTGTCCAGCCACAGCCAGATTCAACAATTTGGGAATTCAATCCTAACGACTATCCACGTTACGGAACTGTTTATACCGATCCTCGTGGTCGAGTATGGACCTTAACTAGTGCTAACGCTATTCCGCAACCTCCGGTAGTTCCTTGAAAGGAGTAGCATGCCTGAGATCGAATTCGGAGACATTACTCCAGACGATGTATACACTGAGGGCGATGAAGATGTTGATTGGTCTGAGGTAGATCTAATCGATAGTCAGATTCAAGACATTCAGGACATTGATGATGACGAGGAACGTCTAGAAGCCGCGAAACAATGGGTTGTCGAATTGAATGGAGGTGCTAATGGGGGCGTATTGGCTTCATGATATTGGGCATGCTCTTGCTGGTCTTCCTGTTGCTTATTACAGTGGATGGGAAACTCGTTCTCGATCGTCCGGTGGATTTGATAAGATTCTTGGCGTCTGTATTCATCACACAGCATCGAAGACCAGTCCAGAATCAGATATGAACTACATGTGGAATGGTTCTCCAGATCGACCGGTTGGAAACCTTTACCTCGCTCGAGATGGAAACATCTGGATTGGAGCAGCTGGGGCAGCGAATACTCAGGGCAAGGGTGGACCACTCAATTGTCGAAACGGAACTGTTCCGTTGGACAAGGGTAATCAATACATGATTGCTATTGAGGCTGGGAACAATGGTACTGGAGAAGCATGGCCAAAGGCTCAAACTGATAGTTATGTGAAACTAGTTCGTCAACTGTGTGATCATTACGGTCTTAGTTACGGGCAAGATGTGTATGGCCATTACGATTACACATTGCCTTCTTGTCCTGGACGTAAAGTTGATCCGTCTGGACCATCTCCATTTGGTTCTGTGAATGCGGGCCAAACGTGGGACATCGATGTTTTTCGTAGTGCTGTTGTAGATGTTTCACCCGAACCTGAACCCGAACCACCTAAGCCACCTGGCTGGAAGGATGACGACGTGCTTTTCGTAGTTGCTAAAGACAGAGGTCCGGCTCTTGTTGGACCTGGATATTGGCATTACAGTCGTAACGATAACGAAGCTTTTGTTTGGCAAAAGATCTACGGTCCGCCAATTCAGCTTGACAATAGTTACGACTACGACACGCTTATGAGAACTATGGCTCTCGAGCCAGATGACGGTACTCTACTTGGGCCTGGCGCTTGATTAAATAGGAAGGAGGCCAAATGAGTGCGAAACGTTCTCCAAAACGTCGACCAGCTACCACGGAAGAAAACCGTGAGAATCAAATGGTCTCACTTGCGATTGATTTGGCGGAAAAACAACTTGCCGAGGGAACCGCTTCCGCTCAAGTTATTACGCATTATTTAAAACTTGGCTCTACAAGAGAACGACTTGAGCAAGAACGTCTTTATCGAGAGAATGAACTTCTCGGGGCTCGCGTGGACACCTTGGCTTCGGCGAAGAAGGTTGAGGAGCTATATTCAGCTGCTCTCGATGCTATGCGTTCTTATGCTGGCCGAGAAACACTGCAATACGACGATGATTATGATGATTAGGACATATTCAGAAGTAAAACGATTAGAAACATTCGAAGAAAGATTCGAATATTTGAAGTTAAATGGTGAGGTTGGTCGTTCAACGTTTGGTTTTGATCGTTATGTTAATCAACAATTTTATGCATCACATGAGTGGAAAACAGTACGTCAAGCGGTTATATCTAGAGATAATGGGTGCGATTTAGGTATTTCTGGCTATGAAATTCATTCTAATATTCTTATTCATCATATCAATCCAATGAGTATTGATGACATAATCCATGGTGAAGAGTGGATATTTAACCCAGAATATTTAATAACAACCACAAAAAACACGCATAACGCAATACATTTTGGTGATGATAAACTGCTTCCTAAGGTAGTTATTGCGCGTACTCGGAACGATACAAAGCTTTGGTAAAGGAGCAACATGGGTGATGAAGAAGAAGTAAGGGACGAAGATGTCCCTGAGGGTGCGGTTACTGAGGAAAATCTGGTTAGTAATCAGACACCTGATCCGACCGACACAGAAGATGACGATGAGTAGTATTTAAGGAGTTTGTAATGGAAGAAAGCATTCTGAAAAGCACCAAGAAGATTCTCGGTCTTGCTGAAGATTACACTCCATTTGATTTGGATGTCATTACACACATTAATGCAGCTTTCTCCATTCTTAATCAATTGGGCGTTGGTTATGAAGATGGTTTTTGGATTGAAGATGAAGCTACTGTTTGGAATGACTACGGTGTTCCAGCCAATCAGCTTCATTTGGTCAAGACGTATGTTTATTTAAAGGTTCGATCTTTGTTTGACCCTCCGGCTACTTCTTACCTCATTGAGGCTACGAACAATCAAATTAAAGAATACGAGTGGAGACTTAATAGCTTCCGAGAATGGGAGCTTGATCCCACAGATCCAATGGTAGAAGTACCGGATGAGGAGGTAGCATGACGTCACCCGCTGTCAAAGAGTTTATCGAACATCATGGCACTAAAGGAATGAAGTGGGGTGTTCGTAAAGCTCGAGGTGATAGAAGCGCGTTCAAGAAGCGCGGCAAAGAGCGAACTAAATTTGAAAAATCTCCGAAACGAATGACTTCTTCAGAACTTGAGAAGCGCATTCGTCGAATGGAGATTGAGAAGAGATACAACGAACTTAACAAGCGTGATGTATCTAAAGGCGAAGCTCTAGCATCTGAAATTCTTACAAACTCTGGTCGTAAGATCGCAACGACTGTTGTCGCTGGGGCTGGGTTGCTCGCAGTAAGAACTATCTTGACTAAGAAGATGGGTGCTGAAGCAGCAAACATGATTACCAGTAAGAAGTAGTTTATTGGAGGTAGGAGTTGACATTATCTAATACTGCAACTCCTTACTATTATGGAGAATTTCGTGACGCTGTAATTCGTGGAGACATTCCAGTTAATCGAGAAATCTCTATGGAGATGAATCGCATTGACGATCTCATTGCTAATCCTAATATTTATTATGATGACATGGCCGTTCATGGATTCATCAAGTATTGCGAGTTTGAACTTACACTTACTGACGGTAGTGATTTGCATCTTCTCGACACGTTCAAGCTTTGGGCTGAACAAATTTTTGGATGGTATTACTTCATTGAGCGAAGCGTTTATGAACCTGGCGCAGGTCCTGGCCAAGGACACTATGTGTCGAAGTCCATCAAGAAGCGGCTCACTACAAAGCAATACCTGATTGTTGCAAGAGGCGCCGCAAAGTCAATGTATGCTAATTGTGTCCAAGCATACTTCTTAAATGTTGATACTGCAACTACCCATCAGATCACAACTGCTCCGACAATGAAGCAGGCCGATGAAGTAATGTCTCCCTTTCGAACGGCCATTACTAGATCAAGAGGCCCACTCTTTCGATTCTTGACTGAGGGTTCTCTACAAAACACCACTGGGTCAAGAGCCCAAAGAGTGAAGTTGGCATCAACTAAAAAGGGTATTGAGAACTTTCTGACTGGATCTCTACTCGAGGTTCGGCCTATGACAATCAATAAGCTTCAAGGTCTTAGGCCTAAAGTATCAACGATTGATGAATGGTTGTCTGGAGACATCAGAGAAGATGTAGTTGGCGCCATTGAGCAGGGCGCTTCAAAGATGGACGACTATTTGATCGTTGCTGTTAGTTCAGAAGGAACTGTTCGAAACGGTTCTGGCGATACCATCAAAATGGAACTTTCTAGCATTCTTCGTGGTGAGTATCAAGCACCTCATGTTTCGATCTGGCACTACAAGTTAGACGAGATTGACGAAATCGCTAATCCAGAGACTTGGTTAAAGGCGAATCCAAATCTTGGTAAGACTGTTACTTATGATGTTTATCATTTGGATGTTGAACGAGCTGAAAAAGCTCCTGCATCCAGAAACGACATCTTGGCAAAGCGATTTGGGATTCCAATGGAAGGCTATACGTATTTCTTTACGTATGAAGAGACGTTGCCGCATCGCGCAAGAGAGTTTTGGGGAATGCCCTGTGCTCTTGGTGCCGACCTCTCACAAGGTGACGACTTCTGTGCGTTCACACTTCTCTTTCCTTTTGCAAACTATTCGTTTGGCGTTAAAACGAGAAGTTACATTACATCCTTGACATTAATGAAACTTCCGGGAGCCATGCGTATGAAGTATGAAGAATTTATTACAGAAGGAAGCTTGCAAGTTCTGGATGGAACTGTTCTTGACATGATGGAGGTCTATGAGGACCTTGATCAGTTCATTCGTCAAAACGAGTATGATGTTCGTTGCTTCGGATTCGATCCATACAACGCGAAAGAGTTTGTTACTCGATGGGAAATGGAGAACGGATCTTTTGGAATTGAAAAAGTCATTCAGGGCGCTAGGACAGAATCGGTCCCGCTAGGTGAATTGAAAATCTTGTCGGAAGAACGCAAGTTGGTTTTCGATCAAGAGCTTATGTCATTCGCTATGGGTAATGCAGTTACTTTGGAGGATACGAATGGAAACCGTAAACTTCTAAAGAAACGAGCTGAAGAAAAGATCGATAATGTCTCAGCCATGATGGATGCATACGTGGCTTACAAAGCCAACAAGGAGGCGTTCGAGTGACATTTAAGAAGAATCGATGAGGGGGGTGATGAATCTTGCCAGTTTTTGATCGAATTAAGAAAGCTTGGAACGCCTTTAAAAATCCTATCAGCGATGTTGGAGAAGTTGAATACGGCACTGAAGCTTATTACGGAAATATTTCACCCTCTAGGCCAAGACATAATATTTATAGTGAACGTTCTATCGTTTCGTCTGTTTATACAAGAATTAGTGTTGATGTCGCTGGTGTTCTCATCAAACATGTCAAAATTGATGATACTGGACGATACCTCGAAGATGTTCCTAGCGCATTGAATAATTGTCTAATTTGGGAACCGAATATTGATCAGTCGCCAAGACCATTTAGACAAGATATTGCGATGACTCTCTTTGATAAAGGTGTTGCTGCTGTAGTTCCGGTTGATACAACTCGAAATCCGCAAACTAATGAACTTTTTGACATTTATAGTTTGCGTGTGGGTGAGATTGTTACATGGTATCCAAAGCATGTTCGACTTAGCGTTTATAATGAGAATCGTGGTAAACGAGAAGAAATTACATTGGAAAAGCGATACGTAGCCGTTATCGAAAATCCTCTGTATTCGGTTATGAATGAACCAAACTCGACTCTTCAACGATTGATTAGGAAGTTAAGTCTTCTTGATGCCGTTGATGAGCAGTCCGGTTCTGGGAAACTAGATCTTATCATTCAATTGCCTTACGTTATTAAATCTGAAGCTAGACGACAGCAAGCTGAAAAGCGACGTGAGGATATTGAATTTCAACTTAAGGGAAGCCAGTATGGTATTGCCTATACTGATGGTACCGAGAAGATTACTCAGCTTAACCGACCAGCTGAAAACAATCTTCTTAAGCAAGTTGAGTATTTAACGGGTATGTTGTACAACCAACTCGGTCTTACCGAGGAAGTAATGAATGGTACGGCTAATGAAGAAGTTATGCTTAACTACTTTAATCGTACAATTGAACCCATTGTTGATGCTATCATCGAATCTATGCAAAGAGCGTTCCTTGGGCCCCAAGGTTCGCGTGGTGATGAACGAATTAACTACTTCCGAGATCCGTTCAAGCTGGTTCCAGTTGGTCAGATTGCTGAAATTGCTGATAAGTTTACCCGCAATGAAATTCTTTCAGCAAATGAAATCAGACACTTTATTGGAATCAAACCATCGGATGATCCGAAGGCAGACAAACTCGTTAATAGCAACATGCCACAAGCAGAAGTAGAAGTAACTGAAGGGGCCTAGCTCTTTTGAAAGGATCAGTCAAAATGGAACCAGATTTCAGCGGTTACGCAACTAAGGCTGGACTCCAATGTTCTGACGGTCGAACCATCATGCCTGGTGCTTTCAAGCATCAAGATAAGATGCGGGTTCCTCTCGTTTGGCAGCACGGTCATTCAGACCCGGAGAACGTTCTTGGCCATGCCGTCCTCGAGAATCGAGATGATGGAGTTTATACATACGGATACTTTAATACGTCAGCAAAGGCCGTTCATTCCAAGCAGCTTCTCGATCATGGTGATATTACCATGCTTTCCATCTGGGCAAATGAACTCGTTGAACGAGCCGGCAAGGTTCTCCACGGAGCTATTCGTGAAGTGAGTCTTGTTTTGTCCGGCGCTAACCCAGGCGCTCTCATCGAAAATGTCACGATTCACCACGGCGAAGGTGATGACGTCATGCTTGAAGATGAGGTAATCATCTATACGGGCCTTGAGCTCGAGCATGCCGATGCTGATGAGAAGAAGGACGACGAAGAAGACGGCGAAGATGGAGAAACCATCCAAGATGTCTATGATTCAATGTCCGATAAGCAGAAGCAGGTGCTTCATTACATGCTCAGTCAGACGCTTCCGTCTACTGAGACTGATGAAGAAGTAAAACAAGATAATCTCAACGATGACTCCAACGGTACCACTCAGGAAGGTAACACAATGACCCGTAACGTTTTTGAGAAGGACGGGCAAGACGACACCAAGTCGCCAGTTCTCTCGCACTCTGACATGCAGGGCATTGTTGCCGATGCGACGAAGATCGGATCGCTCAAGGCGGCTGTTGAGAGTTATGCGCTTGCTCACGGTATCAATCAGATCGACGTTCTCTTCCCAGAGGCGCAAGCTCTCACCACGGCGCCGGAGTTCTATACTCGTCGTCAGGAATGGGTGAACTCGGTTCTTGGTGGAGCTCGTAAGAGCCCCTTCAGTCGGGTGAAGACTCACTGGGCAGACCTCACCTATGATGATGCTCGTGCGAAGGGCTATATCACTGGCGAAGAGAAGCAGGAAGAGTTCTACGGAACTGCTCGTCGGGAAACTGCCCCGCAGACCATCTACAAGAAGCAGAAGCTGGATCGTGATGACATTCTTGACATCACGGACTTCGATGTCGTTGCCTGGATGAAGGGCGAGATGAGGCTTATGCTTGATGAGGAACTGGCTCGTGCAATTCTTCTTGGTGATGGGCGTGTGCTTCCGGATCCAGACAAGATTTTGGAGGAGCGCATTCGTCCGATCGCCAAGGATGATCCGCTGTTTGCCATTCAGGTACTGTGCGATTTCTCTACCATCGACAAGTTCGTCGATGCCGTTATTCAGTGGCGTTCTCAGTATCGCGGCAGTGGACAACCTACGCTGTATACCAGTGAGGCCCTTCTTTCCAGCGTCATGATGCTCAAGGATACGCTTGGTCGTCGTATCTATTCGAATCTCGATCAGTTTGCTGCTGAGATTCGTGTTTCATCGATCGTTCCGGTTGATATCTTTGATCCAGCTGCTGGACAGCCGAAAGCGATCATGGTCAACATGAACGACTACGTGATCGGTTCCGACAAGGGCGGACAGGTTAGTCTGTTCGATGATTTCGACATCGATTACAACCAGTACAAGTATCTGATTGAGACTCGGTGCTCCGGTGCTCTGGTCAAGCTCAAGTCTGCGTTGGTTTTCAAGCAGGGAACGTTTGTTGCGCCTCCTGGTGGTACCGGTCATATCATTGTGCCTGAACCGCCGAATGAGCGTCAGAGTGTCCCGCCGGTCCATGGATCGCTGCCTGATGATACTGTGACGACGACGGCGACGGAGACCAAGGCTCCTAAGAAGTCTTCATCTGAGTCGTAACTAAAGGAGTTTTGATGGCTAGGTTTTACGGTGAAGTTGGCTATGGAGAATCTGTAGAAACTCCACCTGATTCTGGTGTATGGGAAGACGTTATTACTGAAACTGTATATTTCGGTGATGTCATTCGAGATACTAGAAAGCTAGAGCCAGGAGAAAATCTTAACGATGATATTACTACTACTAATTCAATTAGTATCGTCGCGGATGACTATGCCATCAAGCATTTCTTTAAGATCAAATACGTGAGATGGGCGGGGACTTTGTGGACTATCAAAAATGTTGAAGTCAGAAGTCCCCGTCTCATCCTGAGTCTAGGGAGTGTATATAATGGCCCAACGCCATGAACTCCAAACTCTTTTGATCAATATATTAGGAACCAAAGACGTATATTTTCAACCACCGCCTAACGTGCTAATGAATTATCCTTGTATTGTATACCATCGTGATTATGAGTTAGTTAATCACGCTGATGATTTAGTTTATAAGCGCAGAAAGCGTTATCTGGTGACTGTTATTGATCGAAATCCTGATAGTGTTGTTCCAGACAAGATCTCAGAACTACCACTATGCGTATACGATCGGTTCTTTACGGCCGATAATTTGAACCACGATGTTTACAAACTTTTCTTCTAAGGAGAAAGCACAATGCCCACACTTGTTTGGGATCTTGTTGGTGATCGTTACTACGAAACCGGCATTGATCATGGCGTCCTTTACAGTCCTGATGCGAGCGGCGTTTACGCCTCTGGTGTTGCTTGGAACGGTCTCACCAGCATCTCAGAAACCCCTAGCGGAGCTGAGCCGAACGCTCAGTATGCCGACAACATTAAGTATCTGAACCTCATTTCGGTTGAGGAATTCGGTGCGACTCTCGAAGCGTTCACCTATCCGGAAGAGTTCGCCGAGTTCGATGGTCTTGGTGTTCCTAGTGACGGTGTCTTCGTTGGGCAACAGCCGCGCAAGACATTCGGTCTGTCCTATCGGACCAGGGTCGGCAATGACCTCGAGGGCGATGCTTACGGGTACAAGCTTCACCTCGTTTATGGTTGCATTGCCAGTCCTTCGGAGAAGGCTTACAACACCATTAACGATTCCCCAGAGGCCATCACCTTCAGCTGGGAGATCTCTACGACTCCTGTCCCAGTCACTGACTACAACCCTACGTCACTCATTGTCATCGACTCGGGCATTGTAGATCCAGCTGCACTCACTTCCCTCGAGGCGCTTCTGTACGGTAACACTCTTCCGGCCAAGCTTCCGCTTCCTGATGAAGTGATTGCGCTCTTTCCGGGGACTACCACGATGACGGCTGCGGAACGGGCTGAACGAGCTTCTCGTCGTAAGTCGGCTAAGACTAAGTCGAAGAGCGACGCTTAATCGAAATTGATGGGAGATCAGAGAGTGCTTAAACTAACTATACTTGGAACAGAATACTTCAATGAAGAGACAGAAACATTTGAATCTGTCGGTGACTTCGAATTGGAGTTAGAGCATTCTCTGGTCTCACTGTCAAAATGGGAGTCAAAATTTCAAAAGCCTTTTTTGACAGCAACTACAAAAACGTCCGCAGAAGTTTTTGGATACATCGAAGCGATGATTCTTACTCCGGTTTATCCGGAAAACATCGTGGCTAGTTTCGATCAAAGAAATTTAGATAGAATTAATAATTACATTGAATCAAAAGAATCAGCAACAACTTTTGGGTCAATGCCAGAACGTCGTGGCAGAGGTGAAATAATAACTTCCGAACTAATTTATTATTGGATGGTTGCATTTAACATTCCATTTGAATGTGAGCGATGGCATCTTAATAGATTATTTGCATTAATCCGCATATGTAACATTAAGAATTCGAAACCAAAGAAGATGTCTCGGAATGAAATGGCATCGAGAAATCGAGAGCTGAATGCTCGACGTAGAGCAGAACTCAACACGAAGGGCTGATTGGAGGGTAAATGACTGCACTTATCTGGGATGAAACTTCGAAACGCTTATATGAAACTGGCGTCAGTAAAGGCGTCTTTTATGATGTGAATGGTTATGGTGTTGCTTGGAATGGCCTTACTGCTATTGAGGAAGCTACGTCGAATCAAGTTCAAGCAGTTCATTTCGATGGTTTGAAATTCAATGATATTGTAACGCTTGGAGATTTCTCAGCTGTTATGCGAGCTTGGACTTATCCAGATGAGTTTCTTCCGTATGAAGGAATTTTAGAAGATCAAACAGGTTTTTTCGTTACTGATCAGCCTTTAAGCAGATTTGGTTTGTCATATCAGACCAACATTGGAAATGATGTTGAAGGTTTGGAACACGGTTACAAGATTCATATCCTTTATAATTTGACTGCTATTCCCGCTCAAAAGATTTATCAAACGATGTCTTTGGAAACAGCTCCGCTGGAATTTCAATGGACAATCACTGGGATTCCAGAAGCTATTGAGAATTTCCGGCCAACAGCTCATATCATTTTTGATAGTACTAAAATGGATCAGTGGTTACTCGAGGATCTTGAAAGTATTATTTATGGAGATGCAGATAATCCCCCGCATCTCCCTCCATTGAAAGGTCTTGCCACTTTCATTCGAAAGTGGGATCGTCTCATTATTACAGACAATGGCGATGGTACTTGGACGGCAGAGTCGCCTCGTGAAAGTCAAATCGTCATGCTTGATGATACAACATTTGAAATCACAGCCGACACGGCAGTCTATCTGGATCCTGAGACATACGAAATTAGCAGTAGCGATAAGAACGAGGAGGATATATGGCTACCGTAACCGGTTTTACCGCTGAGAGAATGCTTGAAATCGAAGATGCTAGTGTTATTGATGGCGAAGTTCGTGTTAACAATCTTTTCTTGATTACTCGAGGCGGAACTGAAATTGATGCAGGTAATGTACGTGGGCCAATTGGTAATACTGGTCCTCCCGTTGCCGATGGTAATAAGGGTGATATTACCGTATCTTCTGCTGGTACAAACTGGCAAATCAATGCTGACGCAGTAACTAATGCGGAAATGGCTGATATGGCAGCCAATCGTATTAAAGGTGCTGTTGTTGCAGGCAATCCTGTCGATTTGACAGCGGCTCAAGTGAATACCCTGTTGTCGGCAGTAACCTCCGTTAATGAGCAAAATAACGGTGCAGTTTATGCGCCTCGTGTCTTTACTAGTAAAAGCTTGCTGGATGCATGGGCTGCGCCACGTGGCTCAATGGGTATTACTACCGATACTGATACTGTGTGGGTAAGAGGTGCTTCTTCTTGGTTTGTTGTGTATGGCCTTGGCACCAGACAATTCCCATCTGTTACAATTCCATCTGGCCAAACCGATGCTGGTAGCGGGTCACCAGCTGATTGGCTTGCCACAACAGTACCAGTTCCTACGTGGGCGACAAAAGTTGTTGTACAAACTGGTGTTGTTGGTATTTATGAATCTGTTGGTCCTGGCTTGCCTTATACCTTGACGACGCGTGTTGGTGTTAATTCTGGATTTGCGGCTCCTGGTACTGGAAAAGGAATTAATATGCGATTTTCAGAAAGTTGGGGTGACGTGATCAATACTCCATCCACTGGATCAATTGGTATTGCGATTATGGCCTCTAGATCAGGCGGCGGCGCTCTTCGTTTTGATGCAGCATGTCGTGCTACATTTGACTGCATATTCTTGTCCTAAAGGGGATTCATGTTTCACCTTACATCTCATGGTGATTTCAAGAAGACTACAAAATTTTTAGAATTCATGCAAAGCGGAGATGTATTCGATAATCTTGATAAATATGGGCGTCAAGGAGTAGATGCTCTTTCAAGTGCTACTCCTCGAGATACTGGTGAAACAGCTAATTCTTGGAATTATCAAATCGGTCATACAAAAGGTACATATTCAATAAGTTGGTTCAACACCCACAAAGAAGGTGGGGTAAACATTGCCGTCATTATTCAATATGGGCATGGAACTGGCACAGGTGGATGGGTTGAAGGAAGAGATTATATTAACCCAGCAGTTAGGCCCTTATTCGATAGGATCGTGAACGATATTTGGAGGCAGGTGACAAATGGCTAGTGTAGACGACCGCATTGTCCGGATGGAATTCGACAATGCCTCATTCGAAAGAAAAATCGGGAGCACGATCACTAGCCTTGGCCAGTTGGAAAAGGCCCTTAAATTCGATGCGGCTAAGCAAGGCTTCTCTGAGATTAGCTCAATGGCTGACAAATTCCATCTTACTGGAATGGGCTCAGCTATTGACGGTATCAGTACTAAGTTTCTTGCGCTCAGTACCATTGCCATTACTGCGCTTTCGAATATTGTAAACAAAGCTATTGATACTGGTCTTCAATTAGCTAAGCATCTCAGCTTGGACCAGGTTATTTCGGGGTTCAAAGAGTACGAACAGAATATGACGTCTATTCAGACGATTCTGTCTAATACTAAACAAGATGGCACTAATCTTGAAGATGTTAATGGCGCTCTTGGTACTTTGAACGAATACGCCGATAAGACCATTTATAATTTCGGTCAGATGACTCGAAACATCGGTACCTTTACGGCCGCTGGTGTTGATTTGGATACGTCGGTCCAGTCCATCAAGGGTATTTCGAACCTGGCTGCAATGTCCGGGTCAAGCGCTGATCAAGCTTCAAGTGCCATGTATCAGCTTTCACAGGCTGTTGCTACTGGCTCTCTGAAGTTGATGGACTGGAACTCGGTTGTCAATGCTGGTATGGGCGGCGAAGTCTTCCAAAAGGCTTTGTTCGAAACCGGTAAAGCTATGGGAACTATTGCTGATGTTCCCATGGGTCAATCGTTCCAAGAGTGGACTGATTCTGGTCATTCGTTCAGAGAGTCTCTCCAAGAGGGTTGGGTTACTGCAGACGTTTTGACTACCACTCTTCAGGGTTTCACTGGAGAGATGACCGAAGCACAACTCACAGCGATTGGTTATACGCAAGAACAAGCTGCTGAAATTATAGCTCTTGGGCAGACTGGCGTTGAAGCTGCTACGAAGGTTAGAACGCTTACTGGCCTTATTGAGACAACGAAGGAAGCAATTGGTTCTGGATGGTCAGAATCATTCAAAATCGTATTTGGTAACTTCGAAGAAGCGACGCAATTGTTCAGTGGTGCTAGTGGCATCATTGGTCATATTGTAAAGACGAATGCGGATGCTCGTAACGAGTTGCTTCAAGGGTGGTCAGATCTCGGCGGCAGGACTCTGCTGTTTGAGTCTATACAAACTGCCCTCTTCAATCTATATGATATTATTAAGCCAATCAAAGAAGCTTTCCACGATATTTTCCCGCCGCTGACTGCGGAACGACTCTTTGAAATGACCCAACGTTTCTCTGAGTTTGCTGCCGCATTGAAGCCAAGCGGCGAGACTGTTGAGAAGCTTAAGGACATATTCAGAGGTCTTTTCGGAGCACTCGAAATTGGTTGGGAAATAGTAAAGGAAGGCGCCAAATTTATTGGCGAACTGTTTACTAGTATTACTGGTGCTGGCAGTGGCCAATTTACTACGTTCTTGGCGAACATCGGTAATTTCCTCACGGAACTGAACGAGAAGCTTGTTGCTGGCGGCGGAATCAAGCAGTTCTTCGTTGATCTGAAGGAAAAGATTACCGAGTTCTTCAGCGCGGCTAGCGCCTGGGTTCAAGAATCTGGTATTATTCCGTTCTTTATTGATTTGAAAGATAATCTCGTCATCTTCTTTCAGGAAGCACAAAGATTTATTGACGAGTCCGGGATCAAGGATTTCTTTGAAGATCTCAAAGACGCCATTAAAGATCCTGCTGAATTTGTAGACGATCTAAAGAACAACCTAATCGAGCTGTTTGATAATTTCAAGCCTGATATTCTCGAAAAGGCTGGCGGAGCCTTCGAGAGAGTTGGTCAAAGATTCGAAACGCTCAAGGGTATATTTAAGAAGGCTAAGGAACTTTGGGAACCATTTTCAGACGCTTTGTCTAAGGTCGCAGAGGTTTTAGACGATACGTGGGAAGCCATTAAGCGATGGTTCGAAGAGCTTGGTGACAAAATCGCTGCCGTCATGGGACCTGGCGATTTCGATGCAGCTGTTGACGCAATCAATGTGGGTCTTCTTGGCGCTATAGCTGGCCTTATCGCAAAGTTCATGAGCGATGGCTTCAACTTCGATATTGGAAGTGGACTCTTCGATAAGATTGGTAAGTCGTTCGAAGAACTTACTGGCGTTCTTACAGCGATGCAGAGCAGTATTAAAGCTGATGCTCTGCTGAAGATTGCTGGAGCGATCGCTCTTTTGACAGCGTCTGTTGTTGTTCTCTCCTTGATCGACTCCGCTGCTTTGACGAAGTCGCTTACGGCAATGGCCATTGGCTTCGGTCAGCTTATGGCTTCGTTTGCGATCCTTACAAAGATGTCCGCTGGGCCAAAGAGTGCTGCTAGTTTGAGTCTTCTCGCTGGCGGCATGCTTCTTCTTTCTGGCGCTATCTTAATTCTTGCTTTGGCTGCTGAGAGCTTGTCGGACATGGATTGGGGAGAACTCGCCAAGGGTCTCACTGGTGTTCTTGCTTTGATGACCATTATGACTGGCGCGGCAGTTATCCTGTCTCAGAACACAGGTGGGCTGGTTAAAGCCGGTCTAGGCATGATTGGGATTGCTGTCGCACTTGCCATTCTTGCTGGGGCAATGAAGATCTTCGCCACAATGTCTTGGGAGGACATGGGTAAGGGTTTCACTGCTGTAGCAGGAGGCCTTCTCGTCATCGCTGGTGCACTACAGCTAATGCCTAATGGCGCAAGTATGGCCCTTCAAGGCGTTGGGCTTATGTTGGTTGCCACAAGCATGGCCATTCTTGCTGGTGTTGTTAAAATCTTCGCTGACATGGAATGGGGAGAGATGGGTAAGGGGTTCGCCGCAATTGCGGGCGGGCTTCTTATTATCGCCGGCGCAATGCAGCTCATGCCTCCTACTATGCCGCTCATTGGCGCAGGATTGTTGCTTGTAAGCATTTCTCTTATCGCTATCGCTAAGGCGATGCAAATGATGGGAGGATTGTCTTGGAGCGAGATCGGTAAGGGGCTTGCCACGATGGCAGGAGCTTTGCTTATTCTTGCTGCTGCAACCATGGCGATGTCTGGTTCTATTGTTGGATCTATTGCTATTGGCATTGCTGCAGCTTCTCTATTACTTCTGGCCGAGGTGCTCGAGGCATTCTCTGGTATGAGCTGGGGAGATCTTATTCACGGCTTGGTTGGTATTGCTGCGATTCTAGGCGTGCTTGCTGCCGCAGCGTTGTTGCTCCAACCAGCGATCGGCCCGATGATGCTACTTGGCGCAGCTCTTGTTCTAATTGGCGCAGGGTTCGCTTTGTTTGGTTTTGGTGCGCAAATGGTTGCCACCGCATTCGAGAAGTTGGCAGAAGCAGGTGCAGAAGGTTCCGAAGCCCTTGTTGCATCTTTGGAAGCAATTGGTAAAGCTCTTCCAGCGCTTGCTACTGGGCTTGCCGAAGGTCTTATTGAATTCATAACGGTTATTGCTGAATTTGCTCCCGTTCTGGTTAAGGCTTTGGTTGAGATTCTTCAGCATCTCCTTGAGGGTCTTGCGAAGCTTATTCCAGAAGTTGTGAATGTAATCAGCGTGCTTATCACCGAGCTTCTTAATTTGATCACGGAGAAATATCCAGAATTCGTTGAAGCTGGCATAAGTCTTCTTATGTCGCTTCTTCAAGGTATTCGAGATCATATTGGTGAAGTTGTAACTCTGGTTGGCGAAATCATTGTTGAATTCCTTGACGCGTTGTCAGTGGAAGTTCCAAGAATCATTGATTCGGTCGCTAATCTGATTATTCAGGTCTTCGAAGGTGCTGCTTTCGCAGCAGGCGAAGTTGCTGCCACAATGATGTTTGGCGTTGCGATTAAGTTCATCGAAGGCTTTATGAGCGGCCTTTCAAACGCGCTTCCCGGCCCAATGTCTTGGTTCATGGAATTGGCTGGTAAGGTTCTTGGCTGGATCGGTAATGTTGCCAAAACACTTTGGGAAAAGGGGATCGATTTCATTGCCGGTCTTCTTGGTGGAATCATCAACAAAGCTGAGTCCGTTATTTCTTGGTTCAAAGAATTGGCTGGTAAGGTTCTTGGCTGGATCGGTAGCGTCGCAAGTACTCTGACCAATAAGGGTATTGATTTCATTAAGGGCCTACTTGATGGTATCAACCAGAAGATTACTTCTGTAACTTCATTCTTCACTGGCCTTGCTAGTGCTGTTATGGGCTGGGTTGGTAACGTAGCCAAGACGTTGTTCACTAAGGGTCTTGGACTTATCACTGGGCTTTGGGACGGTATCAAAGACAAGTGGGGCGATGTTACTGGCTGGTTGGGTGGACTTGCCGGTAAAGTTCTGGGTGCAGTTGGTAATCTTGCAAATACTTTGTACAACATTGGTAAAGACATTATCAATGGTTTGTGGAACGGTATGAAAGCGGTTTGGGAGAGTGTTAGTAGTTGGCTCGGTGGAATTGGCAACGCAATTGCTGGCCTTAAGGGTCCGCCTAAGAAGGATAAGGTTATCCTTGTTAACAACGGCATGCTCATCATGCAGGGCCTTCAAAGAGGTATGGAAGACGAATGGGATCACGTTGCAAGATGGCTGAGCACAGTTGATCCTGCTTCCGAAATGGATAATACCATGGGTGATCGTATGGCTAATGTTCTTAATGCTGCCATTTCGACAATGATTGATCAACTTGAAACCATGAGTGACTTTAACCCAGTCATCACTCCAGTTTTGGACTTGACTCGGCTGGCTGAGGACGCTAAGCAAATCGGTAGTTATATTCAGGCTTCTGAGAAGCTGTCGCCGTCGTATTCATACACTCAGGCACGTACCATTGCTTCCAGTTCTACTGAGCAAGAAGATACTGCCATCAAGGCTCCTGCTGGTTCTGGTGAAGTGAAATTCGAGCAGCATATTTATTCTCCGACGCAATTGTCAACGAGTGATATATATAAGAATACTCGTAATCAAATCACTATGGCTAAAGAGGAGCTGAGTATTCCATGAGAGTTACCAACGTAGCATTATATTCTGGTACTAGTCCAGCAGCTGTTGAAGCTATTACATTTAGCCTAAGAGATTCGGATCCATCAGCTCAATACATGATTAGAACCATGATTGGTTTGGATGGAGAAGAACTGATTCCACGATTTTATGGATTTAGTTTGACAACCAAACAAAAGTTTTATGATTTCGGAATGAAGGCAAGAGAGATCGTTATTCGAATCGTCTTGAACCCACGATTCAATTTGGATGAATCATATTCTGATGTTCGAGATACTCTCTATAGAGCTATTTCCTCTGTAAGAACTGGTGTAGTTGCATTACATTTCAATTCTGGTGGGGCAACCGTAGCGAGAATCTTCGGTTTCATTACGAAGTTCGAAGTTGCGCACTTTAGTCCACTTCCTGAGGTTCAACTCACCATTCGATGCGACGATCCAATGCTCCGTGCTATCAACCCTGTGCGTTATGTTACCGCAGATCTTAAGACAACTAATCCGATTATCATCGCTGATAGTTTGTCAACAGCTCCTCATGGGTTCCAAATGGAACTGACATTCAAAGTTAATGCGCCTTCGTTTACTGTTCAGGACGCATCGCTTCAACCCGAATGGCAGTTCAAGGTTATTCCTAGCGGTGGCTTTCTGAACGGTGATATTCTGAGATTCTCGAGTGACTATCTTAACAAATATTTGTTTATTAGTCGAGGCGCATCAACAATCTATCTAGTTGATAAGATTCAGCCAGAATCTGTTTGGCCAATTATCTTCCCAGGAACTACGTCATTCCACTTTGTGGACATTGCTAGTTTTAACTGGAACAAGATCGAATATTACGCTGCCTATTGGGGGGTGTAAGATGGAACTCTTTAAATTTGTAACCGCTAATCCGTATATCACGATTTTCACTGAAGGCCGAATGATTATTGGCGCTACAAGTATTATGTGGGCAGAACGATATCGTGATGCTGGAGAATTTGAAATTGTAGCACCATTGAGTTCTGGTTTAAAAGATTTTCTTCCGATTGGGACATTCATTTCGCATATCGATACTTATGAAATAATGGTTGTAGAGAATCAGGAAATCAAAGAAGAAAACGCTGAAGATCCTACAATTACAATCACTGGAAGATCTCTCGATAGTTATCTTGAAAATCGCATCGTTGGAATGAGTTTGGCCAGAGCATCTAATCTTATCCAAGAGTATCCTCTTGCTGCGATGTACAGCTGGAATCAAATTGTCAACGTCATCAATGATCACATTCAGGGGTTGGCATATTCTGACGATAACATCGTTAATGTGGTTGCTGTAACTACCGTTACATATCCTCCTGGAACAAATGAAGCTAGAACATTCAAGCATGTCGATCTTTACAAGACGGTTCTGGAACTTCTTTCTGTTGATGATCTAGGCATCAAGTCTGTTCGTATGAATACGTTTGGCGCTCCTGATAGCAGTCCTATACAGACTCAATTGGTCGTTCATAGAGGTGTAGATCGGTCAAAGACTGTTATATTCTCTTGGAAGTCAGGAGACATTCAAGGCGCTGATTATTTGTGGAGCGACAAGAAGATGAAGAACTCCGCATTGGTTATGGGACGATATGTCAACACTGTTGTGGATACTCCAGGTATGAACTGGGCTAATCGTCGTTCGATGCTTGTAACGGCTGATGATATTGATGGACACTTGGACACGGTTCCGACTGGCACAGCATTGACTGATATCGTAGCCAAAATGCAGGTGAGAGGTAGAGAAGCTCTCAAAAACCAAAATCGAGTAACTATTACAAGATCTGATCTAGCTAATATCTCAAAGTATCAGTATCGAAAGGATTTTCAAGTCGGTGACTTGATCATGCTTGACGGTAACTTCGGTCAGATCGGTGTTATGCGAATTATCGAATACGTAGAGATTCAAGACGAAAATGGAGAGACCGGTCACCCAACGTTGGCCGTAGTAGGAGAATAATGGACGATTTTGTTTGGATATTGGCTATATGTATTCTTACGGTGATTTTAGTATGGCAGTTTCTCGTAGCTAGGCATAATCGAAAAAGTTACGGCCAAATCGTAATCACAGAAGCAATAGATGGAAAGAAGACGTTTTCCTTGGAGATAGATAAGAATCCTGACGAGATTGCGAGTATGGGTTTTATCACATTCAAGGTGACAAAAGAGACACCAGAGGATCTTGACGATCTCGCAAACTAAACATCGCTTATAATGAGACTACGAAAGGATTAGAATGAGGCGATTTCTTGTGAGAAAGCCAACAGTTCTGGATGAGCCCATTGAAAAGGTTCTGACTGGGATGAACATGTATAGCCCGGAGGATCCAGAGTATTTGACGTTGATGAATCATCTTGAACGGCTGAATCGAATGAAGGCGGAAAATCGCCAGACTCGAGTTAGCCCGGATACGATGGCAATCGTCGTCGGCAACATTCTGGGGATTCTGGTTATCGTGGCATACGAGCAGAAGCACGTCATGGTATCGAAGGGATTGGGGTTTGTAATCAAGGCTAAGGAGCCTAGAAGCTGACCCAGATGTAGCGAAGAGCGTAGAGGCTGTGTAGAAATACATGGTTTCTACGTTTTTCGCTATATTTACATCGATTGTAATTTTTTCTAGCCTCTGTGTGGCGTTCTAAGCCACGAAAAAGGTTCGGTTGGTATGCCGGGTGCGGAAAATACGATTGCACGTCTCAGAACGGACTACAGAGGCCTCTCAGCGATTTTGGCTGTTTTTGGTGTAAAAATTCCCGGGGGGAAGTTTCTGGGTGGGTTCGCAATATAAACAACGCTTATAATGGAACTATATTATAAGGAGTGAAGAATGTTAAATCGCACACTTCGCGTGGATCTAGTGAAAAAGAATGAGTCGCATCAGGTTGATAAAAACCAAGATGATACCGACTTCGCCGACAAGGCCACAATCGTGGGAATTGTTGTTGAAGGAGCTATCAAAAGGGTTGGCATCGCCGTGTGTGCGTACGTCGTCTTGGACACCATCCGCCGAGTCGCGGTTGCGTCAGCATCAAACTGATATAACCAAAGGAGAGCTAGCAATGGCTTTCCTTTTTCTAAGGATCTAATATGAGTGAAGGCGCGAGACTGCTTATTTTTACGATACTCGCTGGATTTATAATCGTTGATGTTGTGATTGAAATTGTCAGAATCCTAGTTCGCAAAAAAAACAAGGATTATAATGAGAGGAAGACGAGGCACTAGCTTTGTTGGTGAAAGACCCATATATCTAGTGTGGAAGCAAAATCCATGCACCGTCTACTTCTCATTTTACTTTTCACTGGAGGACCAATGGCCGGGAAAGATCCCGTAAGTAATATGCTGTCAAACACTGACGACCCCATGGTTTGGGCCGAGGAGTTCTGTCGGTTGTTTCACGGTAAGATTGTTACAATGATTGAAAGCAGGGAAGAAGTAGATCCAGGTCTCATGGTCGGTTGGTTCGCCAATGCTATGATGGTAGGCGTTAATCATTATGAACGAAGAAAGCTTCAGGCTAAAGATGAATTATCAAATATTTTTGAAGGAGACGCCAGTGTCGACCCGTCGTAAGTACGGGTTTTGGAAATTTCTCGGAGATGTGTTTCTGACATGTCTTACGGGAGGATTCTGGTTGATTTGGATTTTCGTTAGGGAGATGCGAAATCGATGAGTAAATTGTCTCGATTCAGTGGAACCGTTCTAAGGAACATAAAAGCTAATTCGCCCGTTATCTTGTCTGTTGCCGCTGGAGTTGGGACAATCGCTACCGCTTTGTTGGTAGGAAAAGCATCCTTTGAGGCAGCTAATGCTATTAGAGATCATGAAGAGCAGAATGCTCCAGCTATTAATCCGAAAGAACGGCTAAAGGATAGAACTAAACTTGTCTGGAAATTCTATATTCCACCGGCAATTTCGACCGTTTCTACTATCATGTGTGTTGCTGGGGCTAATCGAGTGGGAGCTCAAAAAACCTTTGCCGCTAACGCTGCACTCTCTGTCATCGAACGAGCATATTCTGATTATAGAGAAAAAACGGTTGAAGAGCTTGGTCCACGTAAAGATCAATCCATTCGAGATAAGGTTGTTGCTGACCAAATAGCTAAAACGCCATCTCCATCTCAAGATATTCTGGTGACCGGTCCAGGAAACATTTTGTGTTGTGAGATGTTCACTATGCGATATTTCGCAAGTGATATGGAGAAGTTGAGAAAGGCTCAGAACGAACTCAATTCTAAATTATTGAAACATGATTATGCTACATTCGATGATTTCTATTATATTATCGGATTGCAGCCAACCACAACTTCAGGAAATCTTGGATGGACGTCAGATAAATTGATGGAGCTTGAATTCTCCACAGCATTGTCAGATGACGGCCGTCCATGCATCACGTTCACGTACAATTACACCAAAACACTATAAAGGATATCTAAAATGGACAACAAGTACAAGTACAGCATCATTCTTCTCATCATCCTCATTCTCACTGTCGGTGGGGTCGTTTGGAACAACAAGGACTGATCGCAATGGACAAGTTTGATAGGACTGATATTGTAATCGCTAGTTTAATCGTAGGGTATGCTATCGGATCGCTTGTTACTCAGCGTCGAACACTAACTTTGTTGAAATTGGCTAAAATGGCTTCGGATATCGAAAAGTAGAGGTTCGCAGAAAAAACATGCGTTATAATGAGAGAATTACTAAAGGAGAAATATCATGATCGAAGCTATGACAAATAGCGACAGTTCGTTGCCGATGAAGCATCAGATTTCCAAGCTCGTTCTCGGCACACTTGCCGGGTTCGCTGCTGGAAAGCTGACTGAAAAGGCTTACGACGCCGCACTTGCTTGCTATAAGAACAGGAAGATGATCGTAAAGTGATCAATCACAGGGAGAGCCTACATGGGTTCTCCCTTTTTTCAATTAGAAAGGTAAAGAATGCTCAAGCGTGATATCACCTACGAGAACTTCGATGGTGAGCAAGTGACGGAAACGTTTTATTTCAATTTGACCAGAAGCGAATTGGTTGAACTCGAGGTTGGATATCAGGGAGGGCTTCAGGAGGCCATTCAAAGAATCATCAAGACGGATGATAAGCAAAGTTTGATCGCTGAATTCAAGAAGCTTGTGCTTTTGGCGTATGGTGTCAGGTCAGAAGATGGAAAGCGATTTATCAAAACTGACCAGCTTCGAGAGGAATTCTCTCAGACGGCTGCATACGACTCGTTGTTCATGGAGCTCGCCACGAGTGACGATGCTGCAGCCAATTTCATTAAGGGCGTAGTTCCGAAGGATTTCCAGAGGGAGATGGCGAAGGTCGAAACCGTTCCACTTCCGGCCATGCCGTCGGTGCCAAAGGAATAAGATGGATTATCAAGGTAACCCGAATAAAGCTAAAGAAGAAAAGCCAGCCAAGCAAATTGAAAAGGTCGTTACCGGAGAAGTTATCCAAAAGCCAAAGTCTATTGGACGTAAGTTCAAAGATATATTTCTTGGCGGTGATTTGAGGGCCTCAGCTAGATCTGTTACTGGGGATGTCATTCTTCCAGCTATTCGAGATTTGATTGTTGATGCCGTATCCAGTGGAGCTAAGCGACTCGTGTACGGTGAGTCGATGTATAGACGTCGCCCTACGGAGTATCGGCCTCGAGTTCAATACAGTAATCCGATTAATCCATCATATCGCGGGATGAGAGATCCGCGTGAGCGTCCAAATCTTCCAGATCAACCAAGCTTAGTTAGACAACAGCGACGCGAAGCTAATGAAATCATCTTGGCTCAGCGAGAAGATGCAGAACTTGTCGTAGAGCGATTGATTGATATTATCGATAAGTACGATGTGGCATCATTGGCTGATCTTTATGATCTTCTTGGGTGGCCCACAACTCCTATTGACAACAAATGGGGCTGGACATTCTTGAAGAATGTAGAGATCCGTCAAGTTCGAGATGGATATTTGATCGATCTACCGCCATTGGAGGCTGTGTAATGAGCAATCATGAACGTGACCAATTGAAGAGAGGCAATCCTTCAAAGAAATGGGCAGAAGAAGTTGATAAAATGCGCCCTGAGGAAGTAGTCAACATTTACAACCGTCTGCGGGCAGAGGGAAAGTCAAAGTGAAGAACAAACTTATACGGATTATTCCGAATTCTGTGGTCGGCAAAGTTAGTCGGTCCATTCTGAAGGCCAAGAAGAATTCCCCTCATATCTTCTTTGCAGCGGGTATAGCAGGAACAATCACAAGTACGGTTCTGGCTTGTCGAGCAACCTTGAAGCTTTCTTCAACTCTCGATGAGATCAAGCATGACGTTGAGGTGCTTGAGACAGATCCGGTTCGAAACGAAATGCCAACTGAGGAATGGCGTCTTGATACGGTTTATATTTATGGTAAGGCTAGTCTCAGGCTCGTCAGGCTTTATGGGCCTGCGGCTGTGGTTGGCGTAGTTTCCATTGGAATGCTTACTGGTTCACACGTTCAATTGGTTCATCGTAACACCGCACTGATGGCAGCGTATGCAGCCGTTCAGAAGGCTTATGACGAGTATCGTGAACGAGTACGATATCAGTTCGGCGAAGAAGCAGAACTCGAGTTGTATCACGCATCAAGGACCGAGTTGGTTAAAGATGCTAGTGGCGAAGTCATTGAGGCAAGGGTAGTCGATCCAAACAGGTATTCTCCTTACGCAAAGTTCTTTGATGAGTATTCTCGTCATTGGAACAAGGATCCTGAATTGAATCGACTGTTCATTCAGTGTCAGCAGAACTATGCTAATGATCTTCTAAATGCTCGTGGTCATATTTTCCTCAACGAAGTATACGATCAGCTTGGCATTGATAGATCAAAGGCTGGTGCGGTTGTTGGTTGGGTGAAAGGTGGAGAAGGTGATAACTACATTGATTTCGGAATGTTCCAAGCATACAATTCACAGTTCGTGAATGGGTGGGAGCGTAGCATTCTTCTTGATTTCAATGTCGACGGAGTTATCTACGACAAGATTTAGGAGAAATTATGAAACTTGAACTAAAAGGATGGGTAATTCCGGCAAGTGTTGGCGTTGTCTCATTCGCAGCTGGTTTTGGCGTTGGTTATTTTATTTCAAAACATAAAAAGGTTGACGCCAAAATCGAAGAGGTAAAAGAAGAACTTCGTTCTGAGAATGTTCAACTCGAATTCAAATTTGAAGAAGTTGAACAACGCTTTGCTAGTGCGATGCAACAAGCTGATCATGTAGTCAAAAAATTAAAAGATGATGGTCAAGCATTTCTAAACAAGTTTAATGAGCCGGTTATCCAAGCAGCTAAGGATAACCATCCAAGTAATGATAAAAGAGGTACCAACTTGGTTTCAATTAACAATATGGATGAGGAGGTTTTGACAACCAACGTCTTCCAAAGTGATGACGATGACGATTGGGACTACGAAGATGAACTTAGTCAGCGTAGCGAAGCAGCTCCTTACATTATTCACAGAGATGAATACGACCAAAACGAAGAAGATTACAGCACGTCGACCTTGATGTATTACGAGGGCGATAATATTCTTTGTGATGAACACGATGTCCCTGTTTACAATCCCGACAAGGTAGTTGGCAAACTAATCTTCGGACATGGATCACGTGATCCTAGCATCTGTTATATTCGAAACGATCAACTTCTAGCTCTGTATGAAGTCATTATTGACCACGGATATTTTCAAACAGAAGTCCTTGGTCAACAAATTGAGCATGGTATCAGGAGACATCGTTCCCTTCCAAAATTTAGGATGGAATAGATATGGAGGGGCCTCTTGAAGATCTATATTTTCGGTGGCTCTGTGCAAAAGTTACGTATGTTACGAGTCCAACTCCATCATTAACACATTGGAACCTCCTTAAGATTCTTCATAATACTGAATTCGTATGGCTGTTATCTGGAGATGATAATCGATCCGAAGACGGAAAAGAACTTCGAATAGATTTCTTGTTCGAGGGTAATATTCCAGATAATGTTGAATGGAGAGCTTTGCCTTGTTCTATTTTAGAGATGCTCATTGCGTTTTCTCGAAGAGCTGAATTCCAAACAGATACTCCAGCTCGAGAATGGTTCTGGGAATTCATTGATAATCTAGGATTGAAAGAACTTAATGATGGAGCTGAGATTGATCTTGATGAAGTCGAGATGATTTTGGATCGATTTATTTGGAGAACATATAATCCAAGAGGTGAGGGTGGTATATTACCAATCAGCAATGTGAACGGTGATCAAAGAGGAATCGAAATTTGGTATCAGTTCTGTGACTACTTAGTAGATCATCAGCGTATGCCATGAAAGGAGGGTTTGTGGACTTTTATAAGATCAGGATAAAGGAGACTAAGGGAGTTCCACAAGCTTACCCGGATTGGATTGTTGATGGTGTTGATGATTTAATGGTTAGAGGAGGTTCATTCTACGCTGTATGGGATGAATCTCTTGGTATGTGGTCCACAGACGAATTCAATGTTCGACGGCTTGTAGATGCTGACATTCACGATTTCGTTGAGAGCGCCAAACAAAAAGGTACTGTCTTCGAACCTCTTTTCACAAGAAACTTTAGCACAGGAACTTGGGAGCGATTTAATAAGTATATTCGGAATCTTCCAGACAGCGGTAATTACTATCCGCTTGACGAAACAATAACTTTTGCAAACACAGAGGTTAAGAAAAAAGATTATGTTAGTAAGCGACTGCCCTATTCCCTCGAGGCAGGAAAGACAGAAGCTTGGGATGAACTCCTGGGCGTGTTATATTCTGCTGATGAGCGAGATAAAATTGAGTGGGCCATCGGAGCAATCGTCTCAGGTGATTCGAGATGGATCCAGAAATTCTTAGTATTCTATGGTCCTCCAGGAACCGGCAAGTCCACAGTAATCAGCATTATCGAGAAGCTCTTCGAAGGATACGTAGCTACGTTTGAAGCTAAGGCCTTGACGAGTAGCAATGGAACATTTGCTATGGAGGCGTTTGAGAGTAATCCGCTGGTAGCAATCCAACACGATGGCGATTTGTCTAGAGTCGAAGATAACACAAAGTTGAATTCAATCGTTGGCCACGATTCGATGCAACTCAACGTGAAGTATCGATCGGCTTTCACGATTCGTCCTAATGCGTTTGTTATTGTTGGAACGAATAAGCCAGTAAAGATTTCAGACGCTAAGGCTGGTAATACACGACGCTTGATTGATGTGCATCCAACCGGAGCTAAGATTGAACCAGGGCGATATCATATCCTTACGGAGAACATTAATTACGAGCTAGGCGCCATAGCTTATAAATGTCTCCAGCGGTATCGCGACATGGGTAAATTCTATTATGAGAATTATATCCCGACGAAGATGATGATGTTAACGGATACCTTCTACAACTTTGTGGAAGCTCACTTCGATATCTTCAAGTCTCAGGACGGAATTCAACTCAAGCATGCCTGGGATCTGTACAAGCAGTATTGTGAGGATGCCAACATTGTCAAGCGTCTCCAGTATCATGAAGTTCGTGATGAGCTAACGAGTTATTTCGAAGACTTTAAGGATCGGCATTTCATGGGGGAGAAGGAATACAGAAGCGTTTACATTGGTTTTAAAGGTCTACCAGAGCAAGGACCTATACCATTTGTACCAGATACTTCATACGTAATTGAACTGGATGATTACGATCCTGTTTATCATGGCTCAGCTTTTGATAACGCATATCCTGATCTACCAGCACAAGAAGCAAAGCCAAGTGGTTTCCCAGGTAAGAAATGGGAACGAGTCACAACAACCTTGCGAGATATAGATACAACAAAACTTCATTACGTGCAGGTCCCGGAACAGCATGTCGTCATTGATTTCGATTTGGTGGACGAAGATGGCGAAAAGGATCTTGAGCAGAACATAGAACGAGCGTCGAAGTTGCCGCCCACTTACACAGAATTGAGTAAGAGTGGGAAAGGTCTTCATTTGCATTATATTTATAGTGGCGACGTTACTGAGTTGGATTCTGCTCTTGATGTTGGTATTGAGATTAAGACCCTCTTGGGAGACAGTGCTCTCCGTAGGAAGCTTACAAAATGCAACAACCTTGATATTGCTGTTCTCAGTAGTGGCCTTCCAAGGAAAGAGAAAAAGGTGATTGAGACTAAGAGTATACAAAGTGAGCGGGGACTTCGTGAACTAATTGATCGCAATCTTCGTAAGGAGATTCATCCTGGAACAAAGCCCTCAATCGACTTTATTCACCACATCCTTGAAGACGCTTATAACGACGGACTTAGTTACGACGTGTCTGATCTTAGATCTGTTATTCTTACATTTGCTTTAAGAAGTACGCATCAAGCAACGGCGTGCGTCAAGATGGTACAGACAATGAAGTTTGTCGGTAAGA